ACAAAGCTACTACTTGCTGTGCGTTAATAGATTTTTCTTTGTTAGCAATAGATAAAATAGAATTATCAACTTTTTCTTTTTTGATTTGATCTTTTACCTTTTGTAACTCTGAGTCTTTTTCAGATAATCTTTCTTGCATGATCTTTTCAATATCAGCTTTCGATTTAGCTTCTTTTAATTGTTGTTCTTTTAAAAGTTCAGCTTTCTGACTTTCTTCTTCTTGAAGTTTTTTCTCATACTTACTTTTCTCTGCTTCAAGTCTTGTTTTGATTATGTTATCTATTTGTTCTTGTGTAAAAGTTTTCTGTTCTGGTGTTTCTACTTTTACTTCTTCTTTAACTTCAGTTGCCACTTCTGGTGCAACATTTGTATTTTCTTCAGACATTGTTTCTCCTATTATATTATTAGTTCGCCTTTGCTGTCATACCAATCAGGATTGACATAAGACCATTGATGACGACAATTATAACCACCTCGAACTATTAAAGGGTTGCCAGATTTTTTACCTTTCCAACTCCTACTTGTCCAAAGTGAATTGACTTCATCAACTGTGAAAAGTCCACTTTTCCTCTTGTTATATACTCCATTAATTATATTTCTGCAATGATCTCTAGTGGTAGGTATTACATCTCCATAGTATTTAACAAATGTTAAACCAGCATCTTGTGATTTATTAAAGTTTAATGTTGCATCAAAATCCCTTAGTGAATCGTTAAGTATTTGACCAGCATATCTTTTCATATTCTCTCCAGCCCTATCTCTTGCAAATTTAGATTGTAATAGCTGTATATTCTTATCAACTTGTGCTTGTTTAGATTTATTAAATTTATTTTTATTTATATAATCAATTAGCTTTTGTGCTTCTGGGTCATCTGCACTTGCATAAATACCATTAATTGTTTGTCTTAGTTCTTTTTCTAATACAGTAAATTCAGAACCAACTAATGTATTTTGATAAACTTTTTCTGATAGTCGTCTTGTAAATGTATTAGATACATCTTTAAACTGTGTAAAATATTGTTGCTTTAGATTTTTAACTAATGCTAGATCGCCTTTAGTAAGTTCTTGGAACTCTATAGGAATATTACCAATTCTTTTAAATGCTTTTTCTATTCGTTTAGCTTGTTTATTAAAACCCTCTCTAACAACTGTATCAGACCATTTAAGATATTCTCTTTCCAAGATAGCTTTTATCTGTGGCCTGATTGCTATAGCTGATTGTAGTTCAATTAACTTACCATCTGTTAAAGGAAGTCCACTAGCAAGAGATACTACCTCTCGTTCTATTCTATCTAATGTTGTGATTAATGATTTATAATATTCTGCTTCAGCAAGTTCTATTTGCTTGATTCTATAAAATGTTGCATCTTTTACTATATCCGACATTCATTATATCTGTTCTTGCTCTACTTCTTGATCTTCTTGTGCTGGTTCGTCTTGTGTGAATTGACCTACTTCTGCTTGTGCATCTATCTCGTCAAATATTTCGTTTAATTTATTATCATCATCAACTACTGCTCTAGCAATTTCTTTATCAACTTCTTTTGCAAATGTAGGAGAACCAATATCTAATGCTTTAGCTTGTTGGAAGTACATAAGATCACTTGCGTAATCTCTTATGTTAAATGAATCAGGATAATTAATCTCTCCATCAAATGTAGCATTTTGGAACATAGCATATAGTTTAAATAATTGTTCTTCTGCTATTTGTAAGTTGTCAGCTTTTTCTGATAGTCTAGCATTAAGTAATTCAAATTCTGTTTGTAGTGCAACACCAGATGTAATCCCTGTCTTTTGAGTT